TTTTCCGCTAACCCCTGGCAAATTTTCCAGCCTCAGCCCCATAGATTGTGGGCGGCGGTGGTTTCGGGTGGCGCCGCCGCCCTGGCTGGCAATGCCGCCGCATCGGCCACCGCTGCCGGTGCGATCACCACGGCTATCCCGCTGGCCGGCGCATCGGTCGGCGTAGCCACCGCAAGCGGCGCGATCTCCACCGCCATGCCGCTATCTGGGCAAGCCGCCTCAGTGAGCATCGCCGGCGGCGTCCTCACGGCGCAGATCAAACTCACCGGCGCGGCTCTGGCGCAGGCGCTGGCCTCGGCGGGGTTGAGTAGCGGCATCAACCTGGCGGGCGCTGCAACCGACATCGCAACGGCTACCGGCGCACTCACCACCGGCGGCAGCGGGCTGGCCGGCAATGCGACTGCACTTACCACCTCCACCGCATCGCTTACCACCCAGATCAGCCTGTCCGGCGCGGCTATTGCGCAGGCGCTGGCATCGGCCGGGCTGACCACGACGCCCGCCGGTCTGGCGGGTAATGCCACAGCAACGGCAACCGCATCCGGCGCGCTGATCACCGCGATCAAGCTGGCCGGCACGGCGCAGGCATACGCCACCACCACAGGCAACCTGTCTACGTTGATCCCATTGTCGGGCGCGGCGGCCAGCGTATCCGCTGCCACCGGCGCATTGACGATCAGCAGCACCCTTTCCGGCGCAGCCCTGGCGCAGGCCATGGCTGCCGGGAGCCTGAGCACCACCATTCGGCTTGATGCACACGCGCTGGCACAGGCGGCAGCGATTGGGAGTCTGAGTGGCGCCCCTGCCGCGACAGCCACTGTGCATACCATACGCAGCCAGGCCCGCAATTGGCGCGTGCGCAGCCTGGCCCGCAATTGGCGCGTGCGCAGCCTGGCCCGCAATTGGAGCATCGCCGCATGAATCGATTTCCAGTCAAAGACCCGGCCGAAGTGGTCGTTTTATCGTTCGATTTTTCTGCCGAGCTGGGCGCGGAAACGATCAGTGGCAGCCCGACCATCGCCATCGCCACCTACGCCGGCATCGATGCGACGCCCGGCACGGTGCTGTACGGCTCACCCGCTATAACCGGTCAGGCGGTCACCCAGACCGTGCGCCAGGGCCTCGATGGCGTGGACTACAAGATCAAGACGCAGATCAATACCAGCGGCGGCAGAACGCTTGTGCTATCCGGCGTACTGCCGGTGCGAGTGTTGTAACGCGCGGCATGTAGGGCGGAATCGCTTCCGCCTTACGTGCCTCGCACGCGCGCGGCATCCTTGCCGCCATGAGCACCCCGTACGCAACTCTAGCCAATCTCAACGCCCAGTTCGGCGAGCGCGAAGTCATCGCGTTGACCGACCGCGACCTGGACGGCCTGCCTGACCAGGCGGTAGTGGATGCGGCGCTGGGGATTGCATCCGATGAGATCGATGCTTACCTGGTCAGTCGCTATGCCTTGCCGCTGGCCAGCGTGCCGCGCTTGTTGTCGACGTTGTGCTGCGATATCGCACGCTATCGGTTGACCGGCGCGGAGGCGCAGGAAACCGACCCGTCGCGCAACCGCTACCGCGATGCGATCAAGATGCTGGAGAAGATCAAATCCGGTGAGCTGGCCCTGGGGCTGGATGCAGCGCAACACGAAACGGGCACGCGCAACACGGTGCAGATACTCAACGGCAAACGCACGTTTAGCCAGGATTCCCTCAGTGATTACTGAAATCGAAGACGCCATCCTGGCGCGCGTCAACGCCGCGAACGATGGCCGCCTGGGCTATCAGTTCGCCAGCGTGGCGACCTATGGCGGAGAGTTCGACGACGATCTGGCGCAAGTGGTGCGCCGTCTGCCCGGTCTGTGGGTGGCTTATGCCGGCGGCGGCAAGCCGCGCGCGCTGGGCACGGATCGCAACGCCTGGCGCATGCCGGCGACTTTTGCGGTGATGGTGGGCGCGCGCAGCGTGCGCGGAGAGCCCTTCAGCCGGCGCGGGTTGGAGGTCGGCGGTCAGATCGCCGAAGTCGGCGCGTATCGCATGCTCGACGATGCCCGCCGCATGCTGCTCAACCAGGATTTCGGGCTGGACATCGCCCGCTTCGAGCCGGGCGCGGTGAAGACGCTCTACAACACCCGCCTGAATGGCCTGGCCATCGCCGTGTTTGCCCAGGAATGGCACACCGCCTTTATGGTGGCGCCGGAAACCACCGCCGCGACCGATGCCGACTGGCTGCGCGTTGGCGTCAACTATTACCTGCAACCGGGAGATGCGGTTGCCGATGCATCCGACCTGGTCACGCTCAACCCGTAAGGAGATTGCCATGTTCGTCATAGCCGCCCCTGGCCTGAAAGTTCCGATGGAAGACAAGCCGCGCGATTACATCACCGATGCCGAGCCGGTCGAGGTGATCGAGTCCGCCTACACCTTGCGCCGCCTCGCCGATGGCGACCTGGTCGAAGTCGATGCGCCGGTTGCCGTTAAACCGGCGCCCGCCGCCAAACAATCCCCCGCCGTTTAACGCCACAGGAGCCCCGACATGGCCAGCCCCAACATCAGCTTTTCCCAGATCCCGGCCAGCATCCGCAAGCCGGGAAAATACTTCGAATTCAATACCGCGCTAGCGGTGCGCACCCTGCCGGGAAATCTACAAAAAACCCTGATCCTGGCGCAGCGCCTGGCGACCGGCACGATCGCGGCCAATACGCCGGTGGATGTGTTCTCTGACACCGATGCGGCCACCTTCTTCGGTCGCGGTTCGCAAGCTCACTTGATGGTGCGCGCGGCGTTGCAGGCTAACCCGTACCTGGCGCTGACCGTGCTGGGCATGGACGATGCCGGCGCTTCGGTGGCCGCCGCCGCGACGGTGACGCTTGCCGCCGCGGCGACCAGTTCCGGCGTGCTGATGCTGCAAGTCGGCGACCAGTACGTCTATGTCGCCATCGCCTCGGGCGATGCCAACACGGTGACCGCCGCCGCGTTGAACGCGCAGATCGCCAAGCAGCCCGACCTGCCGGTGACTGCGACGGTAGCGGCTGGCGTCGTGACGCTGACCGCCAAGAACAAGGGTACGCTGGGCAACGGCATCAAGCTGTTCACCACGATCTCAGCGACGGGGCAAACCGCCGTCGCCACGGCGATGGCCAGCGGCGCCACCGACCCGACCCTGGCCACCGCGCTGGCAGTGGTGTTCGCTTCCGGCCACAACATCCTGATCAGCGCCTGGAACGACGCGACCAACCTGACTGCGCTGCGCACCCACCTGGACAGCGTCGCCGGCCCGCTTGAACAGCGCGGCGCGATCGGTGTCTACGCCCATGTTGGCACGCTGGCCAATGCCACCACCCTGGCCAGCGGTGTCAATTCCGGTCGCATCGCCTGCGCCTTCGTGCCAAGCGCCTATGAAAATGTGTTCGAGGTGGCGGCCGCCTTCGGCGCGGTAATCGCCAGCGAAGAAGATCCGGCACGGCCGCTGAACACGCTGGCACTGACCGGCATCATGGCCAACCCGCTGGCCAACCGTTCCAGCCGAACCGAGCAGGAAAACGCGCTCTACAACGGCGTCACGCCGTTCGAGGTCGGACCTGGCGACAAGGTGCAGATCGTGCGCGCGGTCACCACCTACACGCTGGACCCGCAAAGCATCCCGGATATTAGCCTGCTCGACCTGACCACCATCCGCACCCTGGATTACGTCCGCAAGGCGTGCCGCGAGCGCATCAGCCTGCGCTTTCCGCGCGACAAACTGAGCGAGCGCACCGCCGCCAAGGTTCGTTCCGAGTTGCTCGACGTGCTGGTGAAGCTGGAGGAGCTGGAGATCGTCGAAAACGTGATGGCCAATGCCTCTGGTCTGATCGTTGAGCGCGATCTGCAAGACCCGAACCGGCTCGACGCGAAGATTCCCTGCGACGTGGTGAATGGCCTGCATATCTTTGCCGGCCGCATCGACCTGCTGCTGTAACCCTCACCAAGGAGCCTCAAAATGGCACTGCAAGAATATCTCGGCGCGATCGTCATGGAGATCGACGGCACGGAGGTCGAGGTGGAAAGCCTTGACGTCACCTTCAAGACCGGCCGCAAGCTGGTCAAGACCATGAACAAAACCGGCCGCGCCAAGGGTTTCGCCAAGGGCATCGGAGAATACGACCTGAAGGTGACGGCGGTGATCCCGGCCAGCGGTGATATCAACTGGGCCGGCATCGAGGGCGCCAAGATCAGCATCTACCCGCTCACCCCCGGTGGCAAGCGCACCAGTTACCTGGATTGCTTCACCGTGGATGTAGGCAACAAATACACGGTGGACAACGAGGCCAAGCGCGACCTGAGCATGATCGCGTTGCGTGAGGTGGTGGAATGAGCGAGATCAAGGAAACCGGCTTCCTGCCGATCGGCGTGGAGGTGGCTGGCGTGGTGCACCGCGAGTTCACTTTGCGGCCGCGCCTGGTGCGCGATTCGGTAGATTCGTTCGAGGAATGCGTCCAGGCCAACGACGCCTATCGCGGCGTGGCGCTGACTGCGCGCCAGATAGATCGACTAGGCACGCTCCCCATCGAGGCGATCAACACGAATCTGCTGCTGAACATGTACGACGCCGATCTGGCCGAAATCATGGCGGCTGCCGGTCGGCTGGAGAGCCGGCTGCTGACGTTTCGAGACGCGCCTGCGGGACAGCCGCAAGCTGCATCTGGCGTTGGTGAAGATCGGAGTGCCGTGGACTGAGGCCTTGGCGCTGCCGGAAACCGCCGCGCTGGGCTACCTGGATGCTTGGCAGGAGATGCAGGGCGGCAAGAAGGAGGGGGGCGTGAAAAGTTTTCGCGCTGTCAGGCGAGCCAAAGGGCGATGAGCGCTGCGAATACGCCCAGCACGGCGCCGACATTCTCCCAACCCGCCGGCGCGAAGAACCAGCCGGACGCGGCGCCCAGCACCGCCAGGGCGAACGTGCCGCCCACCATGACGATGTAGAACATCGGCCGCAAGGCGCGCATTACGGAGATCAACATGTCCACGACCCTGGCCCTCCTGTTACAGATCACCGCCAGCAACGGCGCGGCGGGGGTGCTCACCGCCCTCAAGAATAGCCTGGTCGATGTGAATCGGCTATCCAAAGAGGCCAACCAGCACTTTGCGGATATGACTCGCCATCTGGCCAATGCCGGCAAGGGCTTCGCCGGTGCGCTGTATCTGAAAGGAAAACTGGAGCCGGGGGTAACGGCGGCCGGTAACCTAGAAGAAGCGATGCTCAACGTCAAGGGCAGCATCGCCCAGGTGGGGGATAACGCCGACGACCTGGCCAAGAAGTTGCAGCGGGTGCGTGACACCGGGCGTGAGGTCAGCAAGGTCATGCCCTTCTCGGCCACTGAAGTGGTGCAGATTCAAGGGGCGCTGCTGAAATCTGGCGTCGACATCAATGCGGTTACCGGTGCGCACGGCGCGGCTTATGCCGCTGCCGGCCTGGCGACAATCAGCGGCGTGGCGCCAGCCGACGTGGGCGACATGCTCGCGCGGATTGGCATGCAGAACCATTTCAAGCCGCAGGATTACGCGAGTGCGGCCGACCTGTTGATGAAGGGCGAGGCAGCCTCGCCTGGCTCGCTGCAGGAGCTGCTGTACTCGCTGAAACAGTCCGGATTCAGTGCCGCCGCCCTGGGCGTGAGCTTCCGGGATCAGGTGACTATGGCGTCCGCTTTGGCGCCCCTGGGGCTGGAATCCGGCACGGCGATCAACCGCTACATGCTGGATTCCGCTGGCCTGACCAAGCATCAGCGCGAAGCGATGGTCAATCTTGGGCTGGGCAGCCTGGCGCCGGATGGGAAATTCCAGAACCACATGTTCAAGGATGGCAAATACATCGGGCTGGAAGCCGAGAACGCGCTGGTGCGCTCAGCCTTCGACCGAGTCAAGGGGGGTGACCAGGCCAAGATGCAGTTGGCGCATGCCATCTGGGGGCAGGAGGGCATGCGCGCCGCCCTCGGCGTCGCCGGAATTGGCGGCCAGGCGGATTTATTCGGCGAGATGCGAAAGCAGATGGACCTATCGCTGGGCATGAAAGAACGCATGGATATCCGCATGGGTGGCCTGAACATGTCCAAGTTGGCTGCATCCGGTACCGCCCAGACCGCATTGGCGCAATTGTTCGAGCCGGTGCTGAAGACCCTGGCAGCAGCCGCGAACCGATTCAATGATCTGGCCGACGGTTTCGCCAAGTGGCTGGCCAACCATCCCACTGCCAACAAGGCGCTGGCCTATGGCGGCGGCGCCCTGGTGGCCGGCGGCGCGGCTTACGGCCTGGTCAACCTGATCAAGGCGGCGTCGTCCGGCGCCGCCTTCGTGAAGAGCTTGGCCAGCTCCGCCAGCGGCATCGCCCAAGGCATGGCGGTGCAGGCCGCGACCGGGGTGACGCCAGTGTTCGTGACCAACTGGCAGGGGACTGGGGTGCTCGGTCTCCCTGGCAATGGCGAAGTTCCTGCTTTGCTCAAGAAGCCCGTGCCCGGCGCTGGAAACGCGGGCCTGCTCGGATTGGTGTTGGGTAGCGGCGCCGCGTTGGCAGGCGCTTCATCCTTGCTGCTGGCCGGGGATTCTCGGGATCAGTCCGCTGCCGCGGCGCGTATGCATCACCTGGTCGAGGAATTACACCAGGCTGAAGGCGGCAGGCGGTTGATGAAGCACAAGGATTACGACAGCTACGATAAGGTAGCCAACAAGGCCGAACAAGACGCCCTGATCAAGCGCCTGGCGGAAGAAATCGCCAAGATGAAGATCAGCGTCCAGGTCGATGGCAAGGAAGTGGCCACCACCGTCAACGAGCACAACGCCCGCGACGCCAAGCGGCATTAAGCCCGGCGGAAACCTTTCCGCCTTAACCCGCCTCGCGCGCGCACGTAGCCTGTGCGCCCATGAGCTGGTCCGAAACTCTCCTCTCCGCGCAGTTCCGTGGCATCAAATTCGATGTCGTGGTGACCGACGACAGCGCCCAGCGCGCGACGGTGGAGCACGCCTATCCCTATCGCGACGGTGCCAATGTGGAAGACCTGGGCCGGGGCGCGCGCCGCGTCACCTGTGAGGCGATCTTTTACGGCGACGACTATGAACAGCGCCTGCGCGCCTTCCTGGCGGTGCTGGACACGGCCGGCGAGGGCGATCTACAGCATCCGGTGTTCGGCCTGATCTTCGCGCAGGTGGCGAGTTACCGTATCCACCATGAAGCGGATCATGTCGATCAGGCGCGGATTTCTCTAGAGTTCATCGAGTCCACGCCGGCGCAACCCTTCTTCGATCACAGCCTTCCCTCGCAAAAGGCTGAGGCCATTGGTGCGGCTGCGAGTGCGGCGACAGTCGCCGCCGGCGAGGCGCTGGGTCAGACGGTGGATAAGCTGGCCAAGGCCAATCCGCTGGCGGCGTTGACCACGCTGCGCGCCGCGTTGCTGGGGCCGTTGAATGCGGCGCTGGCCATCATGCAAGGCTATATCGCCTCGGGGCTGGACGTGCTGGCCGAGCCGCGCGCTTGGGCGGCGGATATCGCAGGCCTGGCGGGGACCGCGTTGGATACGATCGCCTTCTTCGCCGGTCAACCCGGTGCACTGATGAACGACTGGCGCACAGCGGCGACGCTGCTGGGCCAGCTCCTGCCGTCTACTGGCGGCGGCAGCGGCACACAAATTGCCGCCGGTTCAGCGCCGACCGAGGCGCAGGCCGTAACGGCGGCGCAAGTCACCCAATCCGTCACCCTGTCTGCTTCCCTGGCCACAGCCGCGCAGCTTGTGCTGGCAGCGGAGGCCGAAACCGCAACGTTGTCGCCGGTTGAAATCGAGACGGTGGCCAACAGCGTGCGCGACAGCATCGAGGCGACGATGCTTCATGTACGCGCCTGCTATCCGCTGGAAATAGCGCGCTCGATCAACGAGCCGCTGAAAGACGCGGCGCTGGCGATCCAGGTGGCCGCCGCAGCGATCATCAATGCGCGCCCGCCGCTGCTCGATCGCGGCGTGGAGTCTCCCGCCTGTCTGCGTCTGTTGGCGCATCGCTGGTATGGCGACCATGGCCGCGCGCTGGAGCTGCTGCGCCTGAACGGTCTGCGCTTGCCCAATTTCATCCAGCCGGGGGACGTGTTGCATGCCTACGCCCGCTGAGACCGTGACGTTGTTGATCGGCGGCCGGGCACACTCCGACTGGGAATCCTACGACGTGGATTCCGACCTGTTGACACCCGCCGACGCCTGGTATGTAACCCTGGGTCAGGCGCCCGGCGAGATGCCGGCCGCCGTGGCGCCGGGCGCGGCGGTTGAAGTGCGGGTCGGTGCGGATACGGTGATGCTGGGGACAGTAGATGAGGTGAGCATTTCGGTGGATAAAAACAGCCATCGGCTCAGCCTGTCCGGCCGCGATGGCGCGGCTGTGCTGGTCGATTGTTCGGCGCCGGTGTTCGTGCGCCGCATGGCGACGCTGCCAGAGATCATCAAGGCCGTGGTGACGCCGCTGGGCATCAAGCGCATCCGCATCGATGCCGCCGCGACACGCACCCGCGAGAAGATCAACATCGAGCCGGGCGCGACCGCCTGGGATGTGCTGGCGCAATCGGCCGAGGCGAACGGCTTGTGGCCCTGGTTCGCACCCGACGGCACGCTGGTGGTGGGCGGCCCGGATTACGCCACGCCGCCGGTGGCCACGCTGGTCATGCGCCGCAGCGGCGCAGGAAATAACGTGCTGGGCCTGGACCTTAGCGTGACGATGGCCGGGCGCTATTCCGAGTTGACGGTGCTGGGCCAGACCCACGGCACCGAGACTGAGACCGGCAAACATGCGCTACACGCGACGGCCTACGATGCCAGCGTGCCGGGCAAGCGCCCGAAGATCATCATCGACAACGAATCCGACAACACCGCGATCGCCAAGGATCGCGCCCGCAAGTTGCTGGCCGATAGCCGGATGAATGCGATGAGCTTGTCCGCGCGCGTGGCCGGCCACCGCATCGTCGCCCCTGGCGAGCCAGGCGATGGCAAGGTGTGGACGCCGGGCCAGCGCGTGCGCGTGGTGTCCGATCCGCACGGCCTCAACGGCATTTATTTCGTGATGGCGCGCAACTTCTCCAGCGGCCGCAGCGGTGGTGCGGTCACCAGCCTGACGCTGAAGGAAGATGGCGTTTGGGTGCTCGATGCGCATCCGCACAAGAACAAACATCGCCGCGGCAAGAACGCCATCATGCAGGATGCGCCGGCATGATCGGCCTGATCGATACCCGCATCGCCCGCGCGCTGGCCCGCGTCCGTCTGGCCTTTCGTGGCGTGCTGACGCGTCTGAACACGGCCCCGGCGGTGCAGTTGGCGCAGGCCGACGCGCTCTCCGGCGAGCAACTGCAAGATGCCGAGCTGATGCAACACTATGGTTTCACCTCGGCGCCGCCGGCCGGCACCATGGTGGTGGTGCTGCCCCTGGGCGGGCAGACCGCGCACGGCATCATCATTGCGACCGAGCACGCTTCATACCGCCTGCGCGGACTGCAATCCGGCGAGGTGGCGCTATATACCGATGAGGGCGACCACGTGGTACTGCATCGCGGCCGCGTGGTGGAAATCGTCGCCGGAACCAAGCTGCGCGTGGTCAGCCCGATGCTCGAATGCACCGGCGAGATCAAGGATCGTTGCGACAGCGACGGCCGCACCATGTCTGGCATGCGCGCCATCTATAACGCCCACACCCATTCTGATCCACAAGGCGGCAGCGTAAGCACGCCGTCTGGGACGATGTAATGGATGCCTGGATCGATCCCACGACTGGCGATTACGCCCTGGCCAACGGCGCACCCACCCGCGATCCGGCCGGCGGCCTGGCCAACGCGGTCTATCTGCGCCTGATGACGCCGCTGGGTGGGTATTGGGCCGACCCGACGCTGGGCAGCCGGCTGCATGAGTTGCAGCGCGAGAAGGATGTTTCCCGTGTCGCCGTGCTGGCGCGCCAGTATGCCGAGCAAGCGCTGGCGCCAATTCTGGCCGATGGCCGCGCCACGGCGATCGAGATCAGCACAGAACGCCCCGGTAATGGACGCATGCACCTGTTGATCGAGGTCACCGCCGCCAGCGGCGAGCGACTGGCCTTCCGACACCCCGTTAAAGTGATCTGAACATGCCCTTCAATACGCCCGACTTTAACGCGATCCAGGCCGCCATCCTGCGCGACCTCGCCAATCAGATACCCGCCTCCAACGTGGCCAGCGATGGCGACTATGCCATCCGCGCCAACGCCACTGGCGCTGCCATCGAGGGGCTATATCAGCATCAGCAGTGGATGATCCGGCAGATTTTCCCGGATCTGTCCGACAGCGACTATCTCGAGCGCCATGCCGGCCTGCGCGGGCTGGCCCGCAAGGTGGCCACCGTAGCGACCGGCAGCATCACCTTCAGCGGTGCGCCGGGCAGCACCGTGCCGATTTCCACTGAGGCCAAGACCGTCGCCGGCGTCGCCTATCTGACCACGGCGGCCGATGTCATCGGTGGCGGCGGCACGGTGACGATTGCCGCGCAGGCGTCCATTTCCGGCGTGGCAGGCAACCAGGCAGCCACCACCGCGCTGACGCTGACCGCCGCCCCGGCTGGGGTGCTGTCTGCAGCGAGCATCGCCAGCATGAGCGGCGGCACCGATATCGAGACCGATGCCGCACTGCTCGCCCGCCTGCTGTTCCTGCTGCGCAACCCGCCATGTGGCGGCGCAAAGCATGATTACTACGCCTGGGCCATGAGCGTATCCGGGGTCACTGCCGCTTACGTCTACCCGTTGCGGCGCGGGCTGGGTACCGTCGATGTGGCCATTCTTACCGCTAGCGGCATTCCCGGCGCGCCCCTGGTGGCAGCAGTGCAGGCCTATATTGATACGGTGCGCCCAGTGCAAGGCGATTGCCTGGCGCTGGCGCCGACCGCTGTGCCAGTAAATCTGGCCGCGGCGCTGACTCTGGCCAGCGGCTACACGCTGGCGGCTGTTGGCGCTGCGATAAATGCCACGCTGACTGCATATTTCGCGGCACTCAACCCTGGCGATACCGTCTACCTCAACCGCCTGCGCGCCCTGATCGATGACACGCCCGGCGTGGTGGACTTCACCCTGACCGCGCCGACTGGCAACACCGCCGCGCTGGTCGATGCCACCCACACCCAGATCGCCACGCTGGGTACGACAACCTGGTCATGATCCACGCTGATCTGCTCAAGCTGCTGCTGCCGCCGTCGAGCTACGCGCCGAACGGCCTGGCCATGGCCGCCGATCTCGCGTCTGAGGGCGCTGCGCTCGACCTGGCCCAGGGCTACGCCGACCAGTTGCTGATGGAGGCTGATCCGCGCACCACGGCAGCCATGCTCGCCGACTGGGAGCGTGTCTACGGACTGCCCGAGGCGTGCATCGTCGCGGCCGGAATCAGCCAGAGTATTTCCGAACGCCGCGCCGCGCTGGTGGCCAAGGTCATCATGCAGGGCGGCCAGTCGCGCGCCTTCTTCATCGCGCTCGCCGCCGCCCTCGGCTACACGATAACCCTCACCGAGTGGCGGCCTTACACCAGCGAGATGGACAGCGACTACGGCGTCACCGATGAGCCCTGGGAATTCGTCTGGCAGGTGAATTCCGCCCTCAACACCATGCGCGATTTCACCACGGAAGACGACAGCGAAATGGCGCTGGCGGTCTGGAGCAATACGCTGCTGGAGTGCGTCGTGTCCCGCTACAAGCCCGCTCATACCCTAATTTTGTTTGCCTATTCATAGGAGGCTGCATGCAACGAGTCAAACGCACTACCGCCGTCGTAGCGCTGCCAACGGCGCCCACTGGCGGCACGCCCGGCTACTTCGCCAACCCCAACCCCGGCGGTGGCGTGCCAGCCACAGTGCCCGGTTTCGAGTGGTTCAACAGCGTTCAGGAAGAGCTGTGCGCCGTCATCGCCGCCGCAGGCATCGCACTGGATGTGGCCAATCCCGCGCAACTCCTGGCGGCGCTCCGGGCTGCGGGGGTGTTCCAGACCCAGGCCACCAATGACAGCAGCACCAAGGTGGCGACTACGGCGTTCGCCAATCCTAGCGCCTCCTTAACCACTAACGGCTATCAGAAACTGCCGAGCGGGTTGATCGTGCAGTGGGGTATTGCCACAAATTCTTCATCAGCAGATGTGAACGTGACTTATCCGATTGCATTCCCTGCGTCGCTTTACTCCATAAACATTACCCCACAGGCAGCCACCGTCGGGGCTTTCTGTGCGCACAACACGCAAGGTCTAACGTCATTTAATTTCTCGACGTGGTCGGCAGCGGCAACTCGCGCGACGGCAACGCCTAACCATTGGATCGCAATCGGAAAATAAAGGGGACATCATGACCAAACTAGCAACTTTCGACCCATCAACCGGCGCACTGACTGCGCGCTACGACACCACGATCAACACCATAATCCCGGCCGCCGCCGTGCCGCTCGACGACGCCACGTTTCAGCGCACCATCAATGAGCAGGATGGCACTTGGACACTCGGGGCAGATGGATCAACGGTGACAAAGGTGCTGCCCACGACCGCGCAACTGTTGGCAGCTAAAAAAACAGCTCAGGCGGCGACCATATCGGCAACCTGCCAGGCTGCGATTGTAGCCGGTTTCACTTCGTCGGCACTCGGCACAGCGCACACATACCCATCTAACCTGGTTGATCAGCAGAATCTGGCCGCGAATGTTCTGGCGAGCCTTCTTCCGGGCCTTCCAGCCGGCTGGACGACACTCCAGATGTGCGCCGATTCAAACGGTGTGTGGAGTTACGTCTCGCACACTGCCGCGCAGATTCAGCAGGTCGGCACAGATGCCAAGTCCACGATCATGGCGCTCCTGGTCAGGAACGCTACGGCCCAGACTAATATCGCCGCCGCTACGACGGTTGCAGCCGTGCAAGCAGTGACTTTTTAGGATGTTAAATCCGTAAACTGGCGTTAAACACGAAGTGCCAAATCGCGCGCAAAACAGTGCCAAATCGCGCGCGCCGTTACACAATGTGCGTGACATGAATCGGCGCCAGAGTGCCAGTGTTACAGTTTTTGCCC